ATCAGATAATTTGGATGATACTGCCAAATCAGCCAAAAAAGCTGTCAAAGAATTATTAGGTCTTGCTGGATTTGATGAAATCAACGCTTTGAAGAAAAACGATGATTCAGATGATTCTAATCCTAAAAGTCCGAAAGGTAAAAAAGGCAAAAAGGGCAAAAATAAAGGCAATGGAGCTTTTAAAGATATCCTTCCTGAAATTGGTCTCGAAGATATGAATAATAACTTTAAGTCTATCTTTGACGGGTTAGGAGACAAATTAAAAGGCTTATTTACTTTATTTAATGCCGGTTTTAATGCTGCTTTTCGTTCAGAGGGATTGGAACGGATTAAAAAAGCGTTAGACCGAATCAAGAAGACTTTAACTGAAATCGCAACTGATCCGCAAGTTGTGAATGCTTTTAACTTAATGACCCAACGAATAGCCTATGCATTAGGTCAAGTTGTAGGTTCTATAGCAACGACGGGCGTTGCTATAGGGGTATTTGTAGCAGAATCTATCGCGAACGGTCTAGAACGTCAAAAAGAACGAATTAAGCGGTCTCTAGTTGCATTATTTACAAACGTTGGTGAGATAGCTCAATCCATCGGAAATATTGCCCAATCGCTTGCTAATGCATTCTATGATGTGATGACATCCGTTGGCGCAATTAGAATTGGCAGTGCAATTGTGTCTGCGGTTTTAAGCGTTGGCGCTACGGTTGTTGAATTAGGCAGCAATTTGGCTCGCGATTGGTTCAGAGGTTTTGAGAAAGTCATAACTAATAACGCACCTAAATTAGCTAAAGTGTTTAAAACAGCACTTAATAACATCGCTCCCGTATTTGAAACAATAGAACGTGCTGTAAATGATTTTGGTAATATGTTGACGAGAGTTTATAGAGAGCACGTTCGTCCTGTGTATGATGATGTGTCGAAAGGCGTATCTAAAATAGTTGGAATTTTTATCGACGGCTTTAATACCCACGTAAATCCAGTTATAAAAAAATTCGGCGAAGGTTTCAAAAAGGTTTACGTTGAACATGTAAAACCAACTATTGATAAAATTGGCGAATCCTTAGGCGGCATGTATGACGCTTTTAAAAAATTATGGGATGAAATTCTGCAACCATTCTTTGAATGGATAGCAGCTAATGTATGGCCTATTATTGCACCAATTGTCGAGAACATAGGTAACGAATTTTTAAATACTCTAGGGCTAATTTTTGACATTATAGGTCGGTTATTTGAAATCTTAAGAGGTGTTATTGATTTTCTAGTTGGTGTTTTCACTGGCGATTGGAGTTTGGCTTGGCAAGGTATACTCGAAATTCTTCACGCGATTTTTGATCCTATCGTTGATTGGTTTTCTGAAAAATTTCAAAGTGCTTATGATGCTATAACAACTATATTTTCTGATATAGGATCATGGTTTGCCGATCGGTATAGCGATATAAAAAACGCTTTGACTTCAGTCGGCAATTGGTTTTCCCGGAAATTCAAGCAAGCTTATGACGGAATTGTAAATACTTTCCAAAATATAGGTCAATGGTTCGCCGACCGATATAACGACATCAAGAATGCTTTACAATCTGTTGGGAATTGGTTCACGCAAAAATTCCAAGAAGCGTGGAATGGATTAACAACTACATTTTCTGGATTGGGTTCTTGGTTCGGCCAGCGCTGGTCTGACGTGACATCTGTTTTAAGCAATGTAGCGGATTGGTTTGGTAACATTTTTGGGCAAGCATATTCTGCAGTTCAAAATGCATTTAGTTCAATAGGGTCGTTTTTCAGTGGAATTTGGGACACTGTTCAAAGCATATTCGTTAATGCTGGGCAAGCAGTAGGTGATGCAGTAGGCGGAGCATTTAGTGGCGCAGTTAATGCAGTGCTAGAAACCATCGAAGACGTTGTAAATAGTTTTATTGACATGATAAACGGTGTCATTGGAATCATCAATAAATTACCAGGCGTTTCACTGGGTTATATCGGCAATGTTTATCTACCGCGCTTGGCTCGTGGAGGTATTGTAGACAGCCCGACAGTCGCCATGATTGGTGAAGCTGGTAAGGAAGCGGTCGTTCCGCTTGAAAATACAGGTTTTTTACAAACAATGGGACGTGTCGTAAGCAGTGCAGTTGTTGATGCACTTGGTGGCATTACATCACACTCAGGCGGATTTACTGGCAATGGTGATATTATTATTCAAATCGGTGGTCATGAGTTTGGTCGTATAGCCATCCAAGAAATCAACAAAGAACAAGAACGAGCAGGCCAAGTTCTGCTGAACATCTAGGAGGTACAATGAGTAATCTATTATTAAATGGAGTCGCTGTTGTGGCTCCTAAATCTTTTCAAGTAGGGATTCAAGATGTAGATGGTGAGACAGGCCGTAACGCTAATGGCGATATGGTGCGCGATAGAATCGCCACAAAGCGAAAACTTGAATGCGAATGGGGAAGGTTGACACAGTCAGAAATTTCTGAAATCCTCAATGCAGTATCTGAGGTATTTTTTACTGTGAGTTATCCAGATCCTGTTAATGGTCAGGTGACAGGTACTTTTTATGTTGGGGATAGAACATCACCCGCGTACACGTTTACAAATAAATTCAAGCCGTGGAGTGGTTTGAAATTTAATCTAGTAGAGAGGTAGGGATCTATGACAACATTTGAACAAGCGATGTTAGCGAGAGACCGAACTCTTGCGATTCGAGTAGGAAAATATAATTCGAGTGACATCAACGAAGCTACTTTTAGTTATGGGTATATTGCTGGTGACACATTTAAGCCGGGAGGCACTTGTGCTGGTTCTGGTAAAATCATCTTTTCAAGTATTATCACTACTTTCAAAAAATTGGATAAAATTTATCCAGAAATCGGGTTACTGGTAGATGATAACTATGAGTGGATTAAGATGGGCGAGTATTTTATCAATGACATAAAGATTGATAGAAATCGAAGCAAGACCGAACTTGAACTTATGGATGGTATGTTTAAGTTTAATCAACCTTACGTTTCTGCTTTAAACTATCCTGCGCAGATTCGCGACGTGATTCGCGAAATTTGTGAAAAAACGGGTGTAGACCTACAAACGGATAATTTGGGTTTGCGCGCGATTCAGCAGCATATTTCTAAAAAGCCAGATAAGAAAGACATCACATTTAGAGAAGTGTTAAGTCAAGCAGTTCAATTGCTTGGCTTTTCTGCTTTCTTTAATCGTGATGGTAAACTCGAAATACGTGGTTTGACAGAATCCAGCATTACCATCACAGCTGACAATTATTTTCTGCATGGATTAACTAAGAGTGAAACAGAATATCAAATCGCTGGTATTACTTGCAAAAAAAAAGATAAAGAAATTTTAACAGCTGGGTTACGCACTGGTCGTTCGCTTGAGTTAGAAAATAGCTTTATGAACCAAAACATATTAGATGATTTGTACTATGATTTAAAAAATCTAAAGTATTATCCATTTAATTTAAATTATCAAGGTCACTTAAAACTACAAGTCGGGCAATGGGTGACGATTAAGACAAATAAAAATGAAACTTTCAGAGTTCCTGTTTTGAGTCAATCTTTTAACTTTAAAGGTGGTTTGTCATCGCGCATTAGCGCAGATAGTAAGGCTGGTAGTGATACACAGTATAACTACAGCGGCTTTGTTCGGCGTCAGATTAATCAGGTTGCAACTGATATAGAAGCAGAAGTGCAACAACAGCTTGAATGGGCTGAGAAAAAGTTCGATAAAAAGCAAAATGGCCTGAAAGATGAAATAAAATCTGGCATTGAACAAGCGAAAGCTAAAGCTGAAGAAGTTAAATCTGAAATTAACCAATCCATTGAACAGAAACTGCAGCAAACGAAAAGTGAAGTTGTAGAGAAAGTTAAGCAAGACTTTAATCAGGGTTTAGCAAATGCTAATTCTGAAATCGGTAAGGTTAAACAAGATTTAACGAATTTACAAAGCAGTTCAGAAGCTACTATCACGCAACTAAAATCTGATTTAGCTAGTCAATTAGGTGACAAAGCAAGCAAATCCGAAGTCAAACAGACTGCAGATGGAATTCGTGAAGAGATTAGTCGCTTGAGTACTGCAAGCAGAAACTATATTTTAAATAGTGATATGACTACAGCCACGGATAGAACAACTGGCACAGGTTTGCCTCTGTCATCCGACCTTATCCACACGCTAAATGCAGAACGTAATTTTACATTATCAGTAGATGTGATTGCTCAAAACATGGTAGCAAAAAATGACAAAAAGCGCTTTGGTATTAGTTACGAGCTTAAGTTTTCTGACGGAAGTAATTTATGGACTGAGGTATTTCAGACAAGCGACACTGCTTTGACACGGATCAGCCAAAACTTTGTTTTGCCAGCTGGCAAGCAAATAGTTTCAATTGCTGGCGGGTTATATTTCCAAGCAACTGGGCAAATTAAATTATCAAGACCAAAATGGGGAATCGGCCACAACAACAAAGAGTGGATTAAAGCTGTCGAAGATACAGACGAGCAAATTACTGCAGCACGCACAATGTTTGAAAAAACCACGGAAGGTCTTAAAACAGATATGGCCTCCGTCAAATCTTATGTAGCAGATGACGGCAAACGCAGAGAACAGTTAGAACAGTACACACGCACAGAAACAGCACGCAGCGCGGAGGCGTTGCGGAAACAAGCCTCTGAAAGCTATGTCGCTAAAAGCCAATATTCGGAAGACGCCAGAGGTGTTGCAAGACGTTTTGAAGAACTAAATCTTAACGGCACTAACTTGCTTCCTAACACTGATTTTAAAAATTTAATTGATGTTGGTAATCAATTTACCGTCAGTGGTAAAACGTACAAAGTAAAGACACTTGACAAATGGTATAGCTCATATAATGATGGCATATATATCTTTTCTGTGGATGTTAATGCAACAGGCGAAGGAACACATCTTGAAGTTGGCTTTTATTATTACAACAAATCAGGAATGCGAGAGTTCCACGCTGGAAGAGCGAGAAAAAACATCACAAGCATAAACTCATGGTCTCGTATATCATTAGAACTAAAAATAAATGAT